TCGTCATAGTAGCGCCCGATTGGCTCATCCATCGCTCTGCCTCTTATCGATAACTTCAACGGTGTAATCCACCACGCGGTAGAGCACGCCGCCGATCGTCGCGAATCCCGAAACGCCGCTGGCGCAGTACGCCATGCCGCTATCGATCCGCGCGCCCAATTTCGGATCGCGATCGATGCTATCAGGGATCGCGTCCAGTAATGTTAACAGCTGCATCTCGGCATTTGTATTCTCAACCCACCGGATGACCAGGCGACAGGCAAACACGTGATGCATGCCGGTCATGTTGCGCGCCGGCGGGCTATTCCGGAGCGGGCGCGTAAATTCCTGATACGCGCCATAGATCGCCGGCAGATCCAGATCGCCCGTCGGTTCCCCGAGCGTAATACCGCGCAAATTGGCGATCGTCCGGAAGGCCGCTTCCAGGCCTTGCCAGGCCGTGAGCGCGCTCACTTTGCGATTCCCTGGAAATACAGATCGCCGGCCTCACTGAGCAGCCTTTGTATGTCCGGCGTGGCTTCTTCAATACCTTGCTGGAAAAACGGTACACGCGCGTGTACGAAGGGCGCATAGACCACATTCGATCCAATCCAGCCTCTGAGGCCGCCCGTTTCAACCCGCGTCGTTTCCGACCGTCGCAGCGTGCCGGTGTCTACCGGCGTTAAGGGTTGGCTGGCGCGCAAGGCCAAAAGAGTCGCCTTTTGCATGAGCGGTTCCAGCGCCGTGCTAAACGGATGCGCTTGCATGCGCCGCGTGATATCTTCCGGCGTCGTGCCTGTCCATGTGATCTGCGGTTCGCTCATCGTAGTACACTGGCCATAAAGGTGAATAGCATCAGAAAAAACAGCAGCCAGATCAGGAACAGCAGCGGCAGCGGCGGGCGTCTCATGGTGTGCTGATCCGGACAAGCATCACATGCGTTGGCGCGGTATTGCCGGCCGTAATGCCGGCGGTGACAAACACGGTTCCCGGCGTCGGCAGCGCGCCGAATGTTTGGGTTGCCACGACGATCGTATTCTGTGAGCCGGCGCCCAATGCCGGCGCGATCCCCCATCCGCCGCGCGTGCCGTCGCCGCGCCAGCTGCGCAGCGTACATGTGCCGTCGGCGTTCAGCGCCGTAATGTAGCGCCCGGGCGCGAGTGTCGCGTTGACCGTAATCGAAACAGCGACGGCCGCCGCGGCCGAGACGGTTCCGCCATCCACAATGGGCGCGCCGATCGGTTGCCAGTCCGTATCCGCGGCGTAGATACCCATCCGGAGCAGCGTAGCGGTTCCCGTCGCGCTGATCTCTGCCACCAATTGATCGATCGTGATCGGCGTATCCGTGATGAATCCGTTATAGCGCACCTGATTCGCGACGATCGCCTGTGTGCTATTGGATTGCCATTGCGCGCCCGGTATGCCCGGGTGCGCCGTGCCAGAGGCTTTCAAGCGGCCGATCGCGACTCTGGGGGGCGGCGTTAGTTTCACTACGCTACCTCCAAGATCCGCAGATCGCCCGTACCGCTGGCCACGATCCCCCACCATGCGTCGGATGTCCGGTCATCTTCGATCGCCGACCCGGGCAAGAGCGGGAATCCATTCGCCGTCGTGACGGTGTTATCCTTGCCGAGGTACACGGTTTGCGCGCCATTGTTATAGATCAGCGCCCGCTCACGATCGGCGTTGGCGGCCAGCATGGACGCCGCCGCGTTGGTCGGCGCGGCCGTGGTAAACGTCTTCGTATTCTGACTTTGGGATGTCGGCATGGCTAGACCCCGATCGCAATCAATTGATCGCGCTGCGCGATCAGTACTTGTTGCTGCAAATTGGTGAGTCCGGCTATATGCTTCGTCGCGCCCGATCCGTCGACGCCGACCGTATCCACAAAGCCGCCGCGATCGCGCGTGCGCCAGATATTCACGGCCAGTTCTAGCGTGACTTCGACGATCGAAGGGGGCGGTGTTGGCCCGTACCCCCAAACGGCCGTCACCTGATAGCGCGTATCTACGCCTGTCCACCAGCCGGAAGAGCGATAGAGTCGCCCGTCGCCGGTTTCCTCCCATTCGTATGCCGGCAGCGCGGTATAGGCGCTCGGGTTGCTGCCGCTCTGATACGCGACGATCGTGACACTTCCAGATTGATACACCGGCGGGCGGAGGTATCTGCTATCAATGCCGCGCACGATCTTGGTTGCGGCGGCCGCATAGGCCAGATAATCAAACGTCGGATCGGCCAGCAAGGATCGCATGGTCGATCGCACCGTATCCGTTGCACGGTCTAAGCAATCTTGCAGCACGTCATCCGTTGCGGGCGCTAATGTCGCATTCGTCGCCGTCATGAGCGCGGCGTCAGTCGCTAAGCTGCCTTGAAAGCTGGCCGTATACGGCCCGCCCGGCTTGCCGCGCACGTTGACACCGCTACTGCCGATCGCCGTGATGCCTCTGAGCGCCGTTTGTACGGCCGTCGCCGTGGCCGAGCTGGCAAGGTTGCCCGTAGACACGCCCTCGTAGCTCAGCGTAAACGGCGTGCCGGACACCGTGATCAGCTGCATGCCGAATTCACTGACTTGCGGCAGGTAGCTTCGCAGATCGGCGACGGTGGCATAGCTGGCCACGTCTTAGCCCTTGCTCTTATTCGGCGGCGCGTCTTTCGCTTTATTCGGCGGCGCGCTTTTCTTCTTTTCGTCGTCAATCAGCCCCCATTTCTCGGCCTCTTCGTCGCTCAGCTGGCCGCCCGCGGCGACCAAGAGAAACGACGCGCGCGGATCGCCCTCCTTCACAACCTCCTGTTGTTTGGCGTCCAGATACAGACTCGGCCCGTCATTGATCCACATGGCGCGATTCTCCTTTTGGAATGTGAGCGGCATTAGACGATCGACCCGCGCGCGCGCACGGTCATGGCGCCGGTCGGCGTGGCAACCGTCGTGCGCGCACGAAACGCATTCATTGGCCGCGCGTATTCCAGAAAATACAATCCATTCGCCGTCGCCGTCGCCGTGCGAACGCCGCTCGGATTAGAGAGCGTATTGAGCGCGATCGGCCACCACGTAACGCCGCTGTCGATCGAGGCCTCGAAATTGGCCGTAATGCCGGTATACGTGCCGCTTAATTCTACAATCGCGCTGGCCGAGTCGGTGATGTCGATCATGGCGCCATTCGCAGCGCCAGCGGCGGCGTTTTGCAGCACGATAATCGCGCTCAGCCGAGTTGAAACAGGCATGGCCGATCCTTACGTCTGTGTCCCTACGACCGTCCATGTTGGGGATACGGCAGTACCCGTATTAATGTAAAGTTTCAAGTTCGTCGTGTCAATCAGCAGCCCGCCGGCCGCCGCGCCGCGGGCCGTCACGTCTACGCCCGGCGTTGTCTCGGCTATTGCCAGGGTCGGCAGCGTGCCGGTTAAGCTACTGGTTGCGGTCATGAGATTGACTGCTCGTTTGGCCAGCGGCGCCCCGCTGAATGTGAGCAGAATAGTTCCAATGCCGGCCGTGAGCGTGCCGGCCGTCGCGACGATCGCCGACGCTGCGCCATTCGGCAGCGCGTTCAGCGCGGTATTGATGCTGGCCAGCAAGGTCGCATTCACGTTGACCCATGTAATCGCGGCCGTCGTGAATCCGTCATAGGTCAAGGTGAACGTGCCGCCGGTCGGCGTGCCGCCGATCGTCAGTGTCTGAACTTCGTTCGTTCCGGCGACGGGCGCCCCGGCATTGCTGAGCGGATCGCCTAGGCCGCCGCCTTCGATGACTGGCAAAATAGCACCTCCATTGCCCGGGCTGCAGTAGAGTTTTGTTCTAAACTCTACTGCAGCCCGCAACCGCGTATCAGATTCCGGTTATCATGCAGAATGCTGAAGCTCGATAAATTTCGAGCGAAAGCCTCTCTTCCGCCCGGATCGTCTGCTTATTCTCAATGAACTGTGTGCCGACGTACCCGACATCTACGCGAATCCCCATGCGGCGCGAGATGTGCGCGTACAGTAAGAAGTCGCCGACCAACCCCGTGCCCTCAGTCTCAGCCGTTGTCAGGATAACCGGCAGCCCCCAGATTCTTTCCGGCCCGGCCTCGCTTGGATTCCCCCAGATATAGATCCCGTCGGTTGTTCTGAGCAAGCGGATATCTTGCCAGTCGTTTGGATGGAATACCGCGCCGGAAGGCTCGGCAAAGCCGGTGAATCGGACCTTGGTCATGGCCTTATACACGCTGTCCGGCGTCGGGTCGGCGCCTTTGGCCTGTGTCTGGACGCCGGTCTTGGTGAGGATGCCTTGCAAGTGCGGAGAGACGCCGCTGCCGGTCAACAGCTCAACCTCTTCCGTTAGCTCGAGCATGAGCGTTAAGCGATCGTCAATCACGCTTGCGATCTGCGGCACGTCGTCTAGTTGCTCATCTGTGACAGGGAGTGTCACAGCGATTTTTTCAACCATCTGCGACCGCTCAGTAAAGACTAGCGCGGCCTCTGGTTTCGTGCCGCCCTCGCTCACGGATGCCGCGTTATTGGTGAATGTGGTTTCCTCCATGTACTTAATCACGCTGGCCGTGGTAGTGGATTGCGGTATCAGGTCGGCCACGACGGGCCGGCGCTGCGCCGACAGGATGACGATCGGGCCGCGGGGATTGGGCGCGCTAAAGCCGGCGGTGGTACTCATGAGCGTCTTGCGATCGCGCCGGTCTTGCGTTTCGTCGAAGTTCTCAAAGATGATCGAAAATTGGCGCTTCGATCGGCCGGCATGCTCTTTGCTCAGCCGATGCTCTGCGAATTGCATGCCGAGCGTGCGCGCCGGCGCCGGCAGCCCGGACGGCGTGCGATCGTCCAGCTGGCGCCGATCGTTCTTTGCGGCGTCCGCGATCAATTCCATTTCGCGCACCTGATCGAAGTCGCGCCCTAAGTCGCTTAACTCCTGATTCAGATTGCGGATGAAGGCTACTTTTTCCTCGCTTGTGCCCTCGATCGCCTTAACTTGCGCCATGTCATAGTCCGGCCCGGCCTCACGAAAGATCGTCGCCAGCTGATCGCGCTTGGCGTCTAGTAGCTGGCCGATCTCGTATTTCTTCTTCACAGCTTCACTCCATAGAGTTGCGCCAGCGTGCGCTGACTTTCCAGATACAGCCGCATGGCGTCGTTTGATGCTTCCGATCGCGGTTCGCTGTCTTTCAGCATCTGTTTCAGATCGGCCGCCGCTTTCGCAAGGTCGTCTGCAATGCTGCCGATGCGCGTGGTGTTGGCCTGGCTAAACGTGCGCCCCGCTTTCGCGCGGCGGTCTTTCAGCTCGGCCAGGCGGCTAGCGAACGTCGCGATCGCGTCTTCCAACGCGGCCGCGTGATCAGACAGCGGGCGATCTTTCCAGGCCGCTTTGCTGCCGACCGTTGCGCCGTTCATGCCCCAAGCGACATCTGAATAATCGAAAATTTCGACTTTCCGCAAATTGCGAACCGTCTTGCCGTTTATCTCTTCAAAGTCGTATTGGATCGGCACATAGGCGTAGCTCATCTCATGCAGCGCCCCGGCCGCGATGCTGGTTAAGATCTCATTGCCGCGCGGCGTGTCCAGATAGGTGCGGCTGATCTCCACCCCGCCGGTTGCGTCCGGCGCATAGCCCAAAACTTTGGGCGGCAGATCGGCCGCGCGTATTTCGCGCACGTAGTTAATGGCGGCGGTCGGCGGCTGCATGCTGTCATGCATCCAGAGGAATACCGCGCGATCGCGCCCGTCTACGCTTGGATCGGCAAAGCTGCCCGGCCAGCTCTTGTCGCCCCCATCGTCAACGTTGCCATGCACGGCCACGATTCCCACAACCGTGCGCCCGTCGATCGCTTTCGTCGCGTGGCGTAAGTGTTTGTATTCCATCTCCATTGTCTTTACTCCGCGATTACGGGACTCAGCACACATGTACAGTTCGGGTGCGCCGGCGGGCCGCTGAACCCGCCCGCAAAGTCTGCGCCTAAGTCGGCGATCTGGCCGTCCAGACTCTGACATATTTCGCAGCTGTCCGGCCCCATGCGCCATTCAACGCCGCTCACAACGCCCGACTCCTGATAGGCGGCGATACTGCCCTGGCTATAACCGGCGGCCGATTCAGTGCGACTGATAGCCAGGCTGCGCGATCTGCTCAGGTCGGCGCCGGCCCGTCTTATTTCGCGCGCAAGTTGCTGAGCGCCCCACCCCTGATCGGCCGCTTGCGCCGTCAGTCGCCGGATGTCGTCTTTGGTCGTATCGGTCACGCCGCGCACGTTTTTGGCCAGCCGGTCAATAACCTTCTGGACGTAGGGGTTATCCAGGCTGAACGTGATGTCTATGCCGTCGATCGCGTTGGCGTCGTCAAAGGCGAGTTTGGACAGCTGTGCGTAGAACGGGCGCATGAGGCGCGCGATCCGATCGCCGTCGTCTAAGACGGCCAGCGGATCGGGCTTCTTCTTATGGCCGTTCAGCGAGACATTCATGGCGAAATAAAAAGCGCGGCGCCGCCCTCGAGGGTGACACCGCGCTTTCACAAGAGCAGCGTAGATTAGGTCAAGTATACGCCGAACGTCAAGATCGTACAATCGGGCGCGCCTGGCGCCGCTCAGACCGGCTCGGCAGCGTGCGCGGCATGCCTAATGCATCCTCGATCTGGCCGATCGCCATGATCAGCGCGGCGCGCAAGGTTAAGAGCAGGCTGCGCGTGCGATCGTCCATCATGCCACCGCCGCCGCCGCCGCTTCGTACTCGGCGGCCAGATACGCTTGTGTCGCTTTCTCGATCTTGCGCTCGATCGCCGCCCGGCTGGCCTTCGTTTCGCGCACTTTCGCGGCGCGTGCTTTCAGCGGCGTAGCGGCTGGCGCCGCGGAAGGGATCTGATGGTAGTAGGCTTCATCTCCACCGTCGATCCCGTCGTACCCGAGCGCGGCGCGCGCTTCGTTTTGCGAAATGATCTGCGCCTGAAAGTTGGCCCGGGCGCGCGTTTGGATCGCGTCTACGTCGTCTTGCAGCGCGGCGACGGTGGACATGTCATAGGCCAGCTTGATTTTCTCGCTCCGGATCGTCGCTTCGTCTTCAAATTCGGTTAAGAGCTGCCATGTCCAGAAGTCGCGCCACTCTTTGAACGCCGGCGACATCGTGGCATCCCAGAATCCGGCCCATGCTTCCTTGAGATTGCTATACGTCGCTCTGAGCAAGCCGACATACGCATAGACGATCAGCGGCGGCACGCCAAACACCATGCAGATACGCGACTCTGAGACGCTTCTGAGCGTTTGCGAGGCCAGCTGGTCTAGTTTGCTGCCGACTTCTTTCACATCGCTGTTAATGTCCAGTACGCCGATGTCGCCGCTGTTCCCAACGCCGCCATAGATCGAGCGCCATTTCGCGCGTATTTCGTCGCGCATGGCGTCGTTCATCGGCATGTTGTACTTGAGGAATATCGGCGGTATGCCGCCATTCTGAAAATAGGCTAAGATTGTGCCGGTCTGCGCCGTATCGGCGGCCACGCTGCCGAGCGCAGAGGCCAGCGGCGGCGGGGCGTACCACGCCGGCGCCGACCTGATCAGCAGCTCATCTAGCGAGTAATCGCGCTTCTCCTGGCCGGCTTGCCAGGTATAGCCGATCAATGCGCGATCGGCCGAGCGGTTGTAGATTGGCTTCATGCACACTGGATTCAGCGGCCATAGCTCAGTGAGGCGCCCGGCCTTATAGACTTTTTCGCAAAAGAACCGCCGCGGGCTTGATATATCCCATGACACGATCGCGGCCTGCATCAGATCGCCTTCCGTCATGAGCGGGTTAGGGTGCATGAACAGCTGCCGGAAGGGATGCCCCGAGACTTCTTCGTAGCTGATCTTGCCCGCTTTGTTGACCTGCTGCTGAACAATCAGCCGCGGGTCGCGCGCCGACGTCGCGCGGATCTGAATACACGCATAGACCAGCTCGTTTTGCTGCATGGTCGCTTGCAACGCGGCGGTATCCGCATACGGCGACTGGCCGGCGCCGCGCACGATGCGAGTCTCGATCTCGTTCACGAATCCGCCCGGCGCCAGGCTGATCGATAGCGCTTTGGCCTCGTGCGCGGCGGCCTGCTCCGGCGTCATTTTCCCGCGCAGCATGTCAAGGAATGTGAGTCTGCTCATAGTCCGGGCGTCCCCATTTGCGTGAGCGCGATCGCGCCGATCGCTAAGGACATGACGCAATCTTGCACCAATGCCTTGTCATCCCATTGATAGCCGATCAACTCGCGCCGCTCCTGTGGCGTCCATTTCGCCTTGAAGCGGTCATGCTCCAAAAGTAATTGGAGCGCTTGGATCGCGTTGACTTTGCTCTTTGCGCTGGTGATGAACGGCTCGATCCGCGCATCGGTATTCTCTATGACCGGATCGCCGATGCCGTTTGACTCTACGACGTTCATGCCTGGATAGGCGCGTGCGCGGGCTTCTAGCTTCTGCTGAATAATCGGATACGGCGCGCGCTCTATGCGCTCGTGTGCGACCCGCTGAAACGGCTCGGCGGTCATGTCTATGGTATTGATCACCGTCGCATCCGCGCGGCGGCCGATGTCGGCGACGTTGACATACAAATGGCCGGCGATCGGCGGCTGATCACCGATCGCGCCTTGCTCTGCGCGGTCTAAGTCGGCGCTGCTGAATACCGCCGCGCCGCTGCCGCTAAAGTCGCATTCATACTCGGCCGCCCATGCTTGCGCGGGAAAGGCGGGCCGCTCTTGGATGTACCATGCGCTCTGCTCCGGCGGAATGCCGGCCGCGCGTTCAGCATCGGTGTAATAGGCCGGACAGTGATGCCATGGCACGCTTTGGCGTTCAAACCCGTCGCCGGCCATGTAGAGGCTGTGAAACAGATTCCCGATCCCGTTTGGCGTGCTGCCAATGATGAGGCTGCCGCCTTGCGCCAGCGTCGGCACGATCGACTGATAGATATGATCGGCGTAGTCGGCATACGCAAACTCATCGAGGTACACGCGCCGCGCGGCGAAACCGCGCCCGGTCGATCGGTTCGCTGGAATGCTTTTGATACGGCTGCCGTTCGCTAGCCCCATCTCCGACTCATTCTCTTTCACGAGCGCGGGCGCGTGGCGTAGATTGGTATGTGTCAGGTAGCAGTAGCGGAGCAGATTGACCGCTAGATCCTGCGATCGACTCACGAGTAAGATCGTCGTTTCCGGCTCGTGGATCGCCGCGTACAACGCTTCAAGCGCAAAGACTTGTGAGAAGCCGATCTGGCGCGCTTTGACGACGATCCTCCGAGGCGCGCTATACCCATCCAAGAATGCGCGCTGGTACGCATACGGCGCAAACGGCACGCGCCCGCGCGTCGGATGCACGATCGTGGCGTACTGCTCAGCCCATGCAACCGGGTCAATCGCTGGCGCTGCCGTCGGCGTCGTCTGCGCGCGATCCTCTGGCCATGCGATCGAGGATAGCGACGGCAGCGCGATCGATCGTTTCAAATAGTGTCGCCAGGTCGGCGGCGTTTTGTTTTTCAAGCCATGTTGCGGTAGTGACATGCTCAGCCATCTTTTGTGTGGCGATCAGCTTCGCCCGCAGATTATCTAACACCAACGCTGCTATGTCTAATTGCGCGCGCTCGATCGCCGGGCGGGCCGTAACGGGCGCTGTAACGGATGACGTTACAGCTGGTGTTACCAGTCGCTTTTTCCACTGGCGCACGGTGCCGGCGGGAAATCCGTAGCGCTCTGCAACGATCGCGGGCTGATCGCCGTTCATCAGATCGGCCAGCGCGCGCGCCTTGCGTTTTTGGTCGGTCTGACGGGCCATATATGTTCTCTATCGCCCGCAGAATGGTTCCCATGACCTCATGCGCGCCATTCTGCGCTATTCCCTAAACCAGCCAGGCAATGATCAGCAACAGTACGCAGATCACCGCCGCCGCGCCGGCGATGCGCCCGGCCGGCCATTGCACCGCCATATGGACAAGCGCCCATCCAAGACCGACTAAGATCCCGATTGCTATTAATGTGAATACGGCATGCGCGCTTCTGATGGTATCAGGCATGGGGTTATTCCTCCTGTTCTTCGATCGGCCACGGTTCGATCGGCGGCAGCCCGCGCCGCGCCCGCTCACAGTTGCGGATGTGCAGACTGTTGGGGTTGTGCCAAAAGCAACCAACAATTTGCTTACACACACTGCATTGGACAGGCGCATTTGTGTCGCGCCCGTGGACTTCTATGCAAGTCTGGCAGATTGGAGCGCTCACAGCGTCCCACCCGCGTACAGATACGGCAGCGCGCTTGTCGGCAGCGCGTAGGACTCTTGGTCGGCGTCGATCGGACGGTCGCATAGGTGATACCAGCACGCCGCGCCGACCTGACTCGGCAGCTTGGCATGCAAGCTAGCATAGCGGGTCGCTTTCGTCTCGGGAGATGTCGCCGCGTCGTTAATGCCGTATTCGGTCAACACCCATGGCTTATTCGGAAAGAACAGCGCCAGATCGGACAGCGCGCGGCCGAGCTGGCCGGTATCATCACAATCATGATAGGCATAGGCGTGAAACCCGATCGCATCGGCGGTTTCGAATGCATCCTGGCATATCGCCCACCACTCGGATTGACGATCCTCGATCAGCCCGGGCGCGATAATCCGTGCCATAGGGAATGAGACGCGCACGGCCGCGGCGGTTTCCAGAAACCAATAGCGAAACGTCCATGCCGCGTCGTCTGAACTATCATAGCCGTTCGGCTCATTGCCTAATTCGACGGCGATCGCCGGCCGGCATGCGAACCAGGGATCGATTTCGTTCAGTATCGCGCCCGGGTCGCACCAGATCGCGCTCTGGCCCTCCGGCGGCCCGCGCGTGCCGTCGCCGCTCACGGTTCTGACAATCACCTCCGGTATACTGGCGCACACCTCTGCGCGGCTTACGGCGTCCCAGGTATAGCCCCATCCGGTCACGACTTTCAGCAAAGGGATGTTATTCGCGCGCACGGCTGAGAGCAGCGCGCCGATCGAAGTGCAATCGGTCAATACGATGCCTTGCATTAGAGCCGCTCGGCATAGCTGGCCGGGACGAACCCGATTCCGGGTGGATTAAACTCATCATCGCTCACCCACAGGAAACCGCCCTCCGGCTGCGATTCGCCGTTGATCACGTCGCCGACTGACAGCCAGGTCTGGCCGTTGTCCGGCCCCGCGGCCGGCGGCGCATCGCCCGCGCGCGCGTTCAGCACGGCGCAAGGGCTGGTTATTCGGTAGCGGATGATCGTCGGCGTGTAGAGGCCAGCGATCCAGGCCTTGAAGTCGCTGTCCGGCCAGTCAGTAGGATCGATCTTCCGATCGGGCGCTACCCAGCGGTGCGCTGCAATGTTCACTTCTTCGATCGGATACGAATCAATCAGCTTGCGGCAGAGCGCAGCAAGCATGTCATGCTGGCCAGCTGGCCACGCATCGCCCTGCATATGCGAGACTTCAACGCCGATTGAGAAGTTATTCCAGTTCGATCGGCCAGCGTAAGACGACGTGCCAGCGTGCCACGCGCGCCGGCCGTCCGGCACGAGCCGGTAGACGATCGTTCCCGTCGGCGGAATGACGTAGTGACAGGAGACGCCGGCGTCAGGATTGCACAACCATTCTGCATCGCTCGGCCAGCGGCCCTCGGTCGTATGAATCACGATCGCGTCAACGACCGTTCCCGATGGACGGTTATCGTAATTTGGCGATACATAGCGATGCGAATCGAGGGTATAGGGCATGGCGCGTCTCTGCGGCGCCGGAGGTGTGGCAGCTATAGTCTACCATAATGGTCAACAGCTTTGTGATAGACTATGCCTATCAGGCCGGGCATGCGCCGGAGGTGTGGTTGCACCGGCGTAGCAGCTCGGGCCTGGACGCACGAAGGCCCTCGATCTTGCGATCGGGGGCGTTCGTGCATGCGCGGTACGGGGCTAGTATAGCATAGGCTAGCCCTTACTCTTACAATAGCTGTTATCGCCCATTTTCGCCGGACAATAAAACGTACCCGGCCGCTTGCTCGACTCTTTCATCGGGCCGTGAAACTCACACACCGGCGCGCTGCGTTCTTTCTCAGCCTCCACCGCGGCGCGGGCCGCTTGCGTCGGCGGCACGGCGCCCAGATCGCGCAGTCGCTGAACGGTTGCGGCCAGCTGATCGGCCGTGCCAGAGAACGAAACTTCGAAGGGAAAGTCATCCATGAGCGCATGGATCGTGAACGTCGCCAGTGGCCGAGCCGGCGGCGCCTGCGGCGCAGCATCGAACAGCGGCGCATCCTGCGGCGCGTTCAGCGCTGCCGCCGCGCGGTCGCTGGCCAGGCGGCGGCGCTCGCGATCGTTCAGGATCTTTTCCGCCGCCGGCGTGAGGACTTGGCGCCCGGCTTCTGTGGTAGTTGCTACTGGCATGGTGTGTCTCGCTTTCGTTGATAGTGTTGATTATAACCGCCGATATCGAACAGATGAACGCCGATGGACGAAAAAGCTATCGGCGTTTATCGCTCCGGTATCGGCGGTTTATTTCTTCGTTTCAACCAGCACTGCGCGCAGAGCGGGCGCAGGGTGCGATCGTCGTACGTGTCGGCGGGGCGCTTGCGGCATGTGGCGCAGCGCGGTGGGCGTGTGGGCGTGGTCATGAGACCTCCTCTATAACGTCATCAGCGGCGGCGCAGCGGCGTGCGGCTTCGATGCTGCCGAAATGCGTCGCCTGATCACGATCGGCAACGATCGTGTCGCCGAGCCAGCGGTTAACCTTGACATAGAATCCGAAGCGCGATCGAATAACAAACATGGTCTACTCCTCCTCTGTGAAGTAATTCAGCTCGAGTACCCGTCGTGACTCTGCGAACCGCGCCAGCAGCGCCAGCTCACCCGCCCGCTCGAGCGCCGCCGCTTTGAGCGCTGCGACCGTCGCCGCCCGCGATGCCTGGCTGGCCGTGAAGCGCTGCGCCTCGTGCTGGCTTTCGATACGGGCGATGGTAGCGGCTTGGTTGCGGGTCATGGTTGTTGCTTTCGTTCTCTATCTGTCTCTATGTGTCTATTATACCGTATGGAGGCGAAAAGTCAAGGGTTATATCGCAAATATACGATAATACGCTTGACTATTCCGATATCCGGCTGTATACTCCTGTCACGACTTACGATGGAGGCACACATGGAGCGACTATACACAGTCGAGGAAGCGGCGGAGGTTTTGCGCATAGCGCGGCAGACCATGTATAAGTACATGGATCGCGGTGTAAAGGGCGTAAAACTAGGGTATGTGTACGTCGGAGGGGAGCGGCGCATCACGCAGGGTGCGATCGATGCGTTCATCAAAGCGAGTACGGCGGCGGCGCAGGTTGCGCCAGATGATACAATCGACACACAAATAGACCGCCTGGCCATGCAGCCGACGTTTCAGTAACTGCATGCCCAGGCGGTCTATTGTGCTGGTTTCGCGCTCGCCTTGCCAGTTAACCGCGAAACCGCTATGGCATGCGCCACCTTCCGGCAGCACCTTACCAACCTATAAACGAAACAAACCGCGCGCCTTAAGCGCGAATCTGCCGCGCGCGATCCGCAGACGCACGAATCGCGCCATAGTCAGGAACTTCTGGCTGGGGAACCGCGATTAGGACTCCAGAACATCAGGACAAGCCATGGCTGGGGAACAGGGATTACGACTCCAGCCAGAGCAAAGCCAGGAAGGATACATGAACGCGCAGTATTGGCAACGAATCGACCATGCCGATCCGCGTGCGCTGGACATGGCCGATCGACACTATTCCAGGCAAGCGCCCGGTACGCCCGAATTCGTCGCAAATGGCCACAAGATCGTACTGATGCACTTTGCGCCTGACGGCACGCCCGCTGCGCTCTGGGCCTCGCACCGGCCGGCGCCGGGCATCGCTGAACGCCCTGATGGGCGCGATTGCTGGTCTTGCACCATGTTTCGGATCGAGCAACAAACGGTATTGGCATCCGATCTCATTAACGAAGCGGTCGCAATTACAGCGGGACTCTGGCGCCCGCTGCCGACCGACGGATTCTATACCACGATCAATCCAGCGTTCGTCAAAAGCCAGGGACGCAAGCGCGGATGGGGCTGGTGCTACCAGTGCGCCGGATGGGAGGTGCAAGCCGAGCGCACCAAGCGGCGCAATCTGATTATACTAATCTTGCCCTATGAAAAACTCTTTCAGGTCGCGCCGATCGTCGCGCCGCTCAACTATCCGCCATTCGGAACGGCATGGCGCAGATGGGCGCGTGTCAAGCGCGACGATGATCAGCTGGCGCTCTTCTGATAGCCATCAGAACCTATCCGGTAGTCGGTCGATCGCCCGTTTCTTATCATCGAAGTCTAATGCAAGGTAGCGCTGAGTCGTCTCGAGACTGGCATGGCCGAGCAAGGTCTGGATCGTCCGAATGTCAGCCCCCGCGCGCAGCAGCTGAACGGCGAACGTATGCCGGAGCATGTGCGCGCTGATGTGTAATCCAAACGCCCCGAGATACCGATCGCTGAAGATGTGCGGCATGGATTTCGCGCTGATCGGCTTGCCGTTCAGCTTGCCGCAGACCGCTCCGAGCTGCCGATCCTCCGGCGTCTCGGCCAGATTGCGCAGCACGCGGCCATGGATCGCAATGCTCCGATCCTTGCCGCCTTTGGCGTCTCTGACGATCAGTGTCGCCTCATCCAGATCCACGTCGCGCCAGTCGAGACTAGGAACCTCGCTTATCCGCAGACCGCAGTAGAGCATGAGCAAGATCGCGCGGTTGTGGCGCTGCCGGACGTGCCGCGTTTTGACATCCAGTATCGGCAGCGGCGTATCCAGAATATGATCGAGCATCCGCAATTCGCGCGCCTTGAGTGCGCGCGGGATCGGCGCTGTTTTCTTTGGCCATTCGATCTCAAGCGTCGGATCGTCGCCTCTGAGTTTGGCGCGCAGACACCAGCGGCAGTAGCTCCGGATGCCGCTCAGGTCTTTCGCGATCGTCGCCGCCGCCAGGTATTTGCGCGCGATCTGATAGCGCCCGATCGACTCGGGCGTGATGTCGGCGACGGTCGACTCATCTCCGAGATAGCGCATGAGCGCCGTCACGACTTTGGTATAGGTTTCGATCGTGCGCGGCCTGGTCTTGCGCCCGCCAAGATACGCCGCATAGCTCGGCAGCGTGCCGGCAATGGCTGGCGACATGGCCAGCCGGGTTTCCACCCCTGTTTTTTGCTCAGTGGTCAACACAAACCCCCATAGCTTCACAGCGATCTGCTGCTGTGAAGTGTACGCGACGACTCGGGCGCTTGCGCTGTATCGGCGTGGATACAACGCAGCCGCGCGGGCCGTGGCGCTTGCGTAGAGAGGATTTCTATGAAGTGGTGATCTGACAATTGAACCCGGGCGCCGCGCTTCGTCATGTGCGCGGCGCCCAAACATCAGGAGTCGACATGGACAACTATACCACGATCGAGGAGGTACTGTTAGACCGCGCTGAGCGCGGCATGGGCGGGATTCTCTTCGACATCTACTGCGCCGGGTATGCCGCCGGCGCCGGCGTGCCGGACGCCACGCCACACTCGGCCAGCATGCGATCTCTGATCTGGCTTCTGGCCGATCGCCACCGCGCCGAATGCCCGCCCGTATTGGCTGATGAGATCCCCGGCTGGTTGCTTAGTCTGAGCCGGCAGGTGGATGCGATCGAAGCGCCGCCAGTCGATGGCTGGCCGGTATGAAGCCGATTACGACCGCTGAGCTGATCGGCGCCTACATCGCTGGCGCGTCGACGTTGCAATTGGCCGAGCGGTATCCGATCTGCCGCACGGCGATTCATTATCGGTTGAAGCGCGCCGGCGTCACGCTGCGCCGTTGCGGGCCGCCGCTCGGGAATCAGAATGCGAAGGGCCGCGGGCTAGTAACCGCCGATACCGGAGCGATGAACGCCGATTCGGAATCAGCATCGGCGTGTATCGCTCATTCATCGGCGGTTGACGATCCGCCGCCCCCGTCGCCGGGCGGGAATCCGATCCCGGGCGATGAAGAGTACGAGGACTAGCGCGCCCATGTTTGGCGCAAAGCGCCGGCCCCGTATGCCGGCATACCTCTGACAAAAGCAACGGCAGCCCGATGCGTGCATGGCGCGGGCTGCCGTTATCAGGAGCTAATCTGATGAGCGAATCTTACCATGGAAGTAATTCCCTGTCTAGTGGCGGATATTCCGACAGCGATGTAAGGAATACGCGTAGACTTTTGCCGTTTGAATATGTCGGCACGCCACCGATAACCCATCTGCTCATGGCGATACTCGGCTACTGCCGTATCGGCGGCAGCTTTGCGCCCGGCGTGCGCCAGCTCTCAGAGATGAGCGGCGTTACGCTCGGGCTGATCAGCGGTCTGTTGTACGACTTGGATCGCGCCGGATGGATTGCCTATGACGGCCATGTCATCATGGTGCTGCGCGATCTGGACAGCGATGATCAGCTAAACCGCGATCAGCTGATCGCTGATCAGCTGATCGCCGATTCCCTGATCAGTGACGAAGAATCGCCGTCTAGCGCATTGGAAAGCGGTGATCAAAATCCTGATCGATCCGATCGGCACATGGTAGACTCATGTTTAGTAGCAGTAGAATCTGACTCTACTGCTACTAGATCTAAGATACCATGCGGCGCAAAAAACGATCAGCCGCATGATCAGCACGCCGCCGATCTGGTGATGGCTGAATACGGCGTCTTTGTCACGTTGCGGAAACAGGCGCTGCTGAATAGGCCCGATCTGACGCCGCAACAAGTACGCGATACGTATGCTCACTTCAAGCCGGCGATCGACGCCGGACGTTGCACCGATCGCGCTTTTTTCAAGGCGATTGCACTAGGCGAAATCTACCCCGCCCCGCCCGATCCCGCCCGCCCGCTCGATCCGCAAGCCTACGCCGCCGATCCCGCCTATCAGCTCGGCAGCGCGCTGCCGGACGAAGCGGCCCGGCGTAACGCGCTCTATCGCGATGCTCACTGGCGCGCGGTTGACTTGCTCGGCCCGGGCGCGGCGTTCGGCGACATGCGGATCGTGGTTGAAGCGCTCGTAGACGGCGCGACGGATGACCAGGCGCTGGCCGAGCTGGCGCGTGAGCTGAGCGAGGTAAAACGATGATACAACTGCGTACATTCTCATACGGCGGCGGCGTCCAGAGTACGGCCGCACTTGTGCTGGCCGCGCAAGGCGCGATCGACTTTCCGATCTTCCTATTCTGCAATGTGGGCGACGACAGCGAACATCCCGCCACGCTGGCATACGTCGAAAACGTCGCGAAACCATACGCGCGGGCGCAGAAGATTGAATTGATCGAGTTGCGGCACATGCGCAAGGATGGAACAGAGCAGACGCTGTATCAGCGGATGACAAAAGATGGATCGAAATCCGTTGATATTCCGGCCTATATGTTCCCATCAGGCATGCCGAGCGGGCGTACATGCACACAAGAATTCAAGATCAATCAGATCAATCGATGGCTGAAAGAAAACGGCGTAGTAAAAACAGCGCCGGCGCGCATGGGGTTAGG